GACCAGCCTGACGGGGTGTTCGGGAGGCCGCTGCCGGGGGACGGAGCGGGGGACGGGGCCGGGGCCGGGGCCGGGGCGGGTGCCGGCTCGGGTGGGGGCGGTGCTGGCTCGGGCCGGGGCGGTGCCGGCGGTGGCGCGGGAGCCGGCGGGGCCTCGGGCGGCGGCGATCCTCCGCCCCCGCCGCCGTTGCCGCTCGGCCGCTGGACCGGCTCCGGCGGCTGCGGCTCGTCGGGCAGGTGCAGGCCCGGCACCTTGATGCCGCTCGCCTTGCCGATCCAGTCCATCGCGTCGTAGATCTCTTTCAGGCCCTCCCAGATCGTGTGGCGGATCAGGTAGACGGCCCGGTTGAACGCGTCGACCGCGTCGTATGGGCCGGTCTGCGACCACTCGGCGAAGGCGGCCGAGATCGCCTTGACGCCGCCGGCGAAGTCGTAGGCCGGCCGCGTGGCCTCGGAGAACCCCTGCGCGGTCGCCGGGAGGTACTGGTTGATCTGGCTGAGCGCGTTGCCGATGTTCCAGAGCGCGGTGTACATGTCGTCGTAGACGCCGCGCTTCGAGAGCTCGCCGTGGAGGCCCTGGAGCCCGGGGATCATCGACTGCGTGATGTACTGGTAGACGTTGGTCATCGCGGACTGGAGGTTCGGCCAGCCGGTGTCGATCAGCCAGGTCAATGCGTCGTTCAGCTTCGGCGAGAGCCAGTCCCAGAGCGTCGATAACGCCGGGAAGAGCGTCCCGGTGATCCAGGTCCAGACGGTCGTCATGGCCGTCTGGAGGGCCGGCCAGCCGGTCTGCGTCAGCCACGTCAACGCGTCGTTCAGCTTCGGCGCCAGCCAGTCCCACAACGTGCTCAGGGTCGGCGTCAGCGTGTCCTTGACCCAGTTCTGGACCGCGTTCATCGCGTCGCCGAAGAGCGGCCAGCCCTTGTCGCGGAGCCAGGTCAGCGCGTCGCCGATCTTCTCGGAGAGCCACGACCAGGTCGCCTGGAGCGTCGGGATCAGCGTGCCGTCGATCCAGGACCAGACGGCGGTCATGGCGGCCTGGAGCAGCGGCCAGGCGACCGTCGTCAGCCACGTCAGGACGGCGCCGATCTGCGGCGAGAGCCATGTCCAGAGCGTCGTCAGCGTCGGCATGAAGACGGTCATGAGCCAGTCGTTGAGCACGGCGAGCGCGGCCTGGAAGAGCGGCACGACCGTGGTCGTCAGGTACGTGATCGCGGCGCCGAGCACGCCCTGGAGGTACGGCACGGCGACCGTCGAGAGCCAGTCGATGAACGCGGCGACGTAGCCGCGGATGTTGAACCAGTTCATCTGCCACGCGAGCGCCAGCGCGGCGCCGGCCGCCGCGACGAGCGCGATCGGCGACAAGAGCGCGGTCAGGGCCGAGCCGACCGCCGCGATGATCGGCACGACCGCCTGCGACGCGATCAGCGTCGCGATCCCGGCCGCGGCGCCGAGGAACACCGCCTTGATCGCGTCGGCGTTGTCGAGCAGCCACTGCCAGACCGGGCGGAGCTCCGTGCCGAGCCACGTCGTCAGCTCGACGCCGGCCGCGATCAGGTCGCCGAAGCCGGCCGCGACCGACGCGGCCCAGTCGGAGAACGTCGCCGACGAGAGGAAGTCGGCGACCATGATCGCCCCCGACGAGAGCAGGTCGAAGAACGGCTTGAAGGCGCGCGCGATCGCCATGTTCACGGTGTCGGAGATCGTCGAGAGCGCGCCCTGCCAGGTCCGCGACTGCTTCTGCATCATGCCGCCGAAGCGAGAAGCTGCGCCCTCCTGGAACGCCGCGATCATCGTCTCGGCCTTGATCTGGCCGGCCGCCGCCTGCTTCATGGCGTCGGCGACGGAGATGCCCATCTTCTTCGCGAGCATGTCCCAGGCCGGGATCCCGCGCTCGGCGAGCTGGTTCATCTCCTCGGCCGAGACCTTGCCCTTGGCCTGCATCTGGCCGAGCGCGAGCGTGACGCCGTCGATGACGTCGGCGCCGCCGCCGACGGCCGCGACCGCGTCGCCGACGGCCGTCAGCAGCGGGACGACCTGCTTGGCCTCGAAGCCGAAGGCGAACATCCGTTTCGAGGCCTGGACGAGGTCCGGGAACTCGAACGGCGTGGCCGCCGCGAACTTCTCCAACTGGCCGAGGAAGTCGTCCGCCTTCTGGGCGGACCCCAGCATGGTCGTGAACGCGATCCGGCTCTGCTCCAGCGAGCTGTTCAGGTCGATCGCGGCGCCCTTGGCCTTCTCGAACGCCCCGCCGACGAGATCGAGGCCCTTGGCGACGGCGCCGAAGCCGATCCCGGCGCCGATCCCCTCGGCGACCGACTGGCCGAGGCTCTTGGTCGTGGCCTCGACGTGCTTGACGCCGGCGTCAAATCCCCGCGTGTCGGCCGAGATGACGACGTCGAGCTCGGCGACGGTCGGCACTAGCGCGCCCTCCCGACGGCGGCGGCGCTCCGGCGACGGCGCTCGTCATGGATCCGCCGCTCGCGCTCGGCCGCGTTCTCGGCGGCCATCGCGAGCGCGATCCGCTCGACCCACCAGGCCGGCGCGTCGTCGAGCGCCCAGACCGGGCAGCGCGCGCGATCGGCGATCATCAGCGTGACGTACCATTCCGGGACGCCGCCGAGACGGCCGTCCGAGGCGAGGTACTGCTGGAGCCGGCGCCCCTCGTAGGGTCCGGGGCCATGTCCTCCCCGATCGCGGTCATGAGCCCGACCAGGACCGGCACCGGCAGGTCGGCCAGCGCGTCCGTCGTCAACGCGACCGGCGTGCCGTCCTCGTCGGTCAGGTCCCAGGACGCGATCAGCCGGCAGAGCGGGTCGAGGATCAGCGCGTCGAGGTCGCCGTCGCGCTGCGCCGCCGCGACGGCCTTCTGGAACCGCGGCGTGACCGCCGACGGCCGGTAGTGAAGCTGTAGATCGACCCCGCCGAACGTGACGACGAGCGGCCTGGTCAGCTCGACGAGCTCGCCGAGACGTGGCATGTGTCCCTCCTTCGTCGGGAGGTGTCGGGTGTCGGGTTTCGGGTTTCGGGGGTGGCGGCTCGAGCCCCCGAAACCGAAATCCACAACCCGACACCCCGTCAGAGCGTGGCGACGTTCGTGTCGAGCGTGATCGCGATCGCCCCGCCGAACGCCGGATCGTCGAACAGGCCGAACGACCATTCGAGCGTGGAGAGCCCGTCGGCGTCGCCCCGAGACGGCGCGTCGATCACCTTCAGCGCCATGTCGATCCGCAGCCGGTGCGGCACCGGCGGCGGCCCGGCGTCGATCTGCGGCCCGGTCGCCTCGATCCGGCAGTAGCGGGTGTCGCCGGCCCGCATCGCCGCGACCGGCTCGCGACCCTGGGTGTCGTTGCCCATCTGGAGCGTCGCCGTCGTGGTGTCCGGCTTGAGCGGGACGTGCCCGCCGAACGACGCGATCGTGCAGTCGAGCGGCCAGAACGGGCCGTTCAGCCCGCCGATCTCGAACGCCGCCGAGAAGTCCCGGGTCAGCCTGGTCGTCCCGATCGCCGCGAACGTCGGGTCCAGGTAGACGCAGACCTGCTTCGGCAGGATCGGCACCAGCGCCGGGATCGTCAGGCCGGTGGCTCCGACCGACGCGGTGTAGTCGAGCGCGCGCGCGAACAGGTCGCCGGAGATCTCCGGCTGCGCCGTCGCGCTGAACGTCATGCCGACGCCGGTCAGCAGGCCGTAGCTCGCCAGCTCGGCGGTGTTGGCGGCCACGCCGCGCCGGATCGTCCAGGTCCGCGGCGTCCACGGCACGCTGGCCGACGGTTTCCAGAACCAGCGACGGGCGGTCGTCGCGCCGGTCGGCGTCGTGACCGTGGCCGCGCCGAGCACGTTGCTGAAGACCCACGCCAGCTCGGGGTACGACGGGTAGCCCGAGAGCGAGCCGGTGGCGTATTCCTGCCTCGGCGCCGCGATCGTGTCGAACAGGTCGCCGCTCGGCGCGATCCGGTCGACGGTGATCGCGGTGTCGAGGTCCATCATGAGCGCCTGGAGCTTGACGGACGACGGGACGGTGGTCCCGGGAACGCTCTCGACGCCCAGCTCGACGATCTCCAGGACGGTCGCTCGGTCCGGCATCTCACCCCCTCCTACGACGGCGCCGGGTGGGCCGGCGTCCGGTACGTGCCGATCATCTGGCGATACGAGACGCCGCCGTCGTCGGCCGGCGCGCGGCGGAAGTCGATCCGTTCGAGCTTGTAGGCGTACGTCTCGCCGGCCGTGCCGGCCGCTCCCGAGAGCACGACGTCGACGCGGCGCGCGATCGGCGCGATCGGGCCGTACGACGTGCCGGCGCCGATCACGCGGACGTCGACGTCGACGGTCGCGAGCACGTGGTCCCCGCTCACGGACGTGGTGTCCGGTGCCGCGACCAGGCCGACGGTCGCGGCCGGCAGCGGCGCCGCCTGCGGCACGAGGTCCTGGTAGATCCGGCCCGGCGTGCCGGGCGCGCCGCCGAGCAGCGTGTTGACGCCGCCGGCGCCCGAGTCGGCGACCAGCAGGTCCCAGACGAGCGCGCAGACGTCGTGGCCTTCGAGCGTCATCGGAGGTCGCCTCGCAGGATCGCTCGGAGCGCCTCGGCGAACTTCGGCAGGACCAGCGCGGCGGCCGGCCGCATGTACGGCCGCGCGGCGTGGTGGCGCGTGCCGAACTCGACGTACGGCGCATACTCGACGCTCGGGCCGCAGATCCCGCGCAGCCCGTCGTTCTCGAAGACGCTGTGAATGGAGCGCCTGAGCGTCCCGGTCCGGACCGGAACGACCGCCTTCGCTCGTGCCTCGACCTCGTAGGTCGACGTCTTGACCTGGTCGACGACGGCGCGATGGATCGCAGAGGACGCGGCCGGCAGG